CAAATCTCCTTCGCTGAGGACTAGAAGGTACTTAAGTTGGATTCTCTCAAACGGGACTTTTGCGACGACGGTGCCCCCGTCTGTCGATATGTCCTTTTCGACAATGGTGTTAGAGAAAAACGCCTCTGTCATTTTCGGCTGAACCATCACGCCGCCGTTACTGTTTCTGCGTCGTGCAAACAGAATGGGGATTGGTTCGCCTGTTTTTAGAGCTTCCTGCGGTTTTTCTAGGTCTGGATTGCCTGCGGCAGCACCTGCAACAAGCTCTGTCGCACTCAAGCCGGTTTGCGCCGACAGCAAAAACAGAGGATCTGAGATGCGGATGCTCATAGCTGGATCGGAACCCCTACCAAGCTATTTGTAGCCGTTCGGGGCGGGATTTGCGCCCCAATAGGGGCCAAGGTTGATCCTAACTCGACTGTAAGTTCTGTAAATGACCCATTCATCCTGGAGACATACCCCAAAAACTCTGCAATCAGCGTCTGCCCTGACTGAACGGCAGTAATGCCCAAGCGAGTGTCGAATTCATACGTGCTGACTAAGCACAACTGCTGTTCCTTGAAAGCAGTCTCAAAACAGCTCACTGCCTGCGACGTAGCAGGCATTTTTAGTAAAACCGTTTGGCCGTTCAAAGCTGAACTTTCTCCAACACCGTCCCACTCAAACGGGAAGTAGGTGTAAGTCTTGGAAGACAGAGTTATGTCGGTGTTGACGTAGAAATTTTGCCAGAGCTTTTGATCGGCTCCGCCAGAGACGTAAACACGTAGATACTGGGCCTGGCCTCTGTTGCTCATTAGCGGATACCGAGTAAACGGCGATTTCCGGGGTATCGCGAAGATTGTGAGCTGATACGGGCCACTTCGCGAAGACCCTCTTTAAACTCGTCCATTCTGACGTAATGCTTGCCCTCAAACTCAATCACAGGGCCGGTGTTTACGTTTACGCGCACAGCTTCATTGTTATTGAACCCTCCTAGCGGAGCCATGGATGAATAGTTAAATGAGCTGGCACTTAGCTGTGATCTTCTCTGTTCTTCTCTTGCAAGCCGTTTATTTTTAGCTTCTTGTGCGTCGTCAAGGGCTGCGACCAGCTCATATATGCTGCTGAAACCTCTGGAACCTCTACTACGTTTAACCTGTTCACTGACATCCCGGTCAATGCGCAGACGGGTGGTTACTGTACTGGTACGTTTTCCCCTGCCTAAAAGTCCTCCACCACCACCACCACCACCGGCACCACCGCTAGAACCGTTGGCCTTAGAAGCTCTTTCTGTTTGTTTTGCAAGCTGTGCTGCAGTAGCTGCGCGTCGTTTTTCTACGCGCTCTGCTTCAATACTTTCGAGCTTACCCCTCAAAATGTTATTAGCGATGATGCCTTTCTGTTTTGCAATTTGAACAGAAAGCCTGAGCTGCTTGTCAGCAGAGCTGACCATTGCTTGAGTTAGTTTGTTGCTAAGTGCTTCAGATGCGGCAATCTCACGTAACTTGGCCGCTCGGCGCGCATCATCTTGAATCTCTTCTGCTTTCAGCCGGAGCATTTGAATCTGCAGCTTGATTCGCTGAACCTCAACTTGAACCTGCTGCTGGGCAATACGTGCTCTTTCAATGCCCTGCTGAATCTCAAGCTTGGCTATTTCGTTTTGAATCTTGGCCTGCTGTACTTGGTTCTTTGCAATCGCATCGATCAACTGCTGCTGACGAGCAAACCCCGTTTCTTTTGCTTGCAGACCTTCAAGCTCCCGCTGCAGCCGGGATTCCTCAAGCTGCAAGGTGCTAACTTGTGCGTCAAAAAGTGCGCGTTCCAGTTGCAGAGAGACGTTGGCGGTTTGTTGGCGAATCTGTAGAATTTTTTCTTCGTTGGCTATTTGGTTTAGCTGAGTCTGAACCCCGCTTTGAGCGATTTTAGATTCATTTACTTTCGCTTCAAACAGTTTTTTAGCTAGCTCTTCTCTTTCTTTATCGATTTCTTTTTGCTTTAACAGAGCAGCAGCTTGCTGGTCTAGATTAAATTTTTGCTCTATACGTTCTTTTTCGAGGTTTGCTAATTTTTTAATTTGAAGTACCTGGAACTCTCGCTCGATTACGCCTATACGGCTTGTAACTCCTGCAAATTCACGACGTTTTTCAACTATCTTGTCTTCGGTTGCTTGCCGCAGTTTTGCTAAAGCTTCGTCTCGTGTTACTTGAGCGTTAGTAAGCTTTGCGGCAGCTGTGTTTCCCGCAACACGACGTTTTTCAATGTCAAATATCTCTTGTTCGCGGCGTAGTTCTTTGTCCAGGGCGTCTCCGGTCTGAAGCAACGTAGCCAGTCTTCCTTCGCTGGCTTCGTTTACGCCTTTTGTTGCGTTTTCTATGCCTTCTAACAGCCCATCTCCTCCTGGAATCAAGCCAATAAGCTGGACGAGTCTTTTTATTCCTACGCCTATTACGCTGACAAAAAAGTTAATACCTTTAACACCTTCACCAACTAACTTAAGTACCAGTGTGAGCGCAGAAATAAGCGGCGTTCCAACCAGAGATAAAAACCCGGAAACAGCAGCAACAACTTGATCCCAAACATTTGACAACAATGTGACCGCATTCGCTGAGTCTGAAATTGATTCAGGCAAAACTCCGGTTTGCTGCAGGACTTCATTAGCCGCAACCTCAACAGCCTTCTGGTTCTCTCCCATATCCACCAGATTTTGTACGCTCTGGCGAAGCTCGGCGTTGACGGTAATCGCTGACTCAGCGAGTGCGTCCATGTCTAAAGCCTGGAGAGCGTTATCCATTTCCTGAATACGTCCCAGGGCGTCTTCTATTTGTCCGCCAATAGCAGAGAATGCAATCTGTAGGCCAAAGCCTGCTGGACCGCCGCCGCCAAGTATCGTGCCGAGTCCTCCACCCAATACTTGCCCCGCTCCACCGCCGAACAGCAGTGGGAAGCCTGCGCCTAAGCCAAACTCACCAAACTTCTCAAGTCTTGAAGGTCCTCTTTTAGTTTTTGCTGGCTCAGGGCCGATAGGAGCGTCAAATTGTGTTCCGGACCTAAGATTCTTTTGAATTTGTTTTGTAATTCGTTGTTGGCGTATAAACTCTGCGGTTTGACGACTTGCTGCTTGTGCTGCTGCGTTAGTTCTTTGAATAAAATCAGCGCTGTTTATACGCCTTTGCTCTTCTGCCAACTTGCGTGCAGCGCGTTGGTTTGCCAAAAAGTCAGCTGTTAAGCGACTTGCGGCTTGTGATGCAGCTTGCGTGCGTTGCATGAACGCTCCGGCAGCATCTGGCTCTGGTCCTATTGGACTTGTGAATTGAGTAGTGGCGACTCCTGCTCCTGGTCTTAAATACCTGCCAGCCATGCTGCCGCCAGGCTGGCGAGGACCAGCTAATTCAGCGTTGTATTTGCGGAGAGCTTGTGTTGCTTGTCCTCTGCGTGTAATCTCTTTTTCAATAAGGCTGTTTTGGCGCTGCTGTGCTGCGTTTGCATTGTTTAAGGCAGTCACATACTGCTTTACGGCTCTTTCTTCGTCATCAGTCGCCATCTTTGCTTTACGCAAAGTGTCAGTGGCTTTTCTAAGGTTTTCTTCGTACCGTTTTACAGACTGAACGCCTCTGCCAAAGGTTTCATCTATCCGAGTTACTTTCTTGTTAAGGCTGGTTATCTGCTGGCGCAGCTTGTCTAGCTGAGCAATACCCTTTACACCGACCTGGATCTCAGTCTTATATCCCACGGTGATCGGCTACGACGATGCTTCCATGCTACCGTCCCCGCCGCTTAGCGGCTTGATACGCCTTCTCTTCTTCTTCCGCTTTGTGGACGTAATAAGCGTGCCAGCCCATCAGCTCTTCTTGGCTCATCCGCGTTTGAAGCTCGGAGAGCGTCATTTTTAGCTCAGAGGCCAAGAAGAAATGAAATTGCAGAGCAGGATCCTGCTTGATCTCACTCTGCAGTGCTTTTCATGTCGCTGTCGGCATCGCTTTCATCGGTAAGCACAGCCAGCATCAAACTCTGGAGATCCTTGTCCTTGACTTCGTTCTTCAGAACGTCGATTTCGCCTGCCAAGAACAGAGGACGGCCGTTCTCGTCCTGAGCTTTGGTCAGCAAAAGTTGCAGGGCAAAAGCACTTGCGTCTTCTGATTTGGCTTTGCGTTGAGCGCGTTCACGCTCAGCCATTGTCAACGGCGTGACCCACATCTCGAAAATCGACCCATCGGAAAGCTCAACCTCTTTTTTGACGGGTTCCAGGTTTGCTGCTTTCTTAAGGCGGTCAATGGCGCGAAGTGCCATAAATATCCGGTTAATTGTGCTACTACAATAGCATTAAAAAAGCCCCCGACAATGTCAGGGGCCTTGTTACCCAATCGTCTATCAGCTCTTGCTGAAGTCGAACGTAGGAGCGCTCGTTGGACGGAAGTTGACTGACACAGTTTGAGCGTCATCCGGAGTGACGGAGAAGCTTGCTGAAGTCAGAACAGCCTCAAGCTCGATGGAGCGGCTCTTGGTGTCGTCCGGCGTTCCGGAAGACAGGATTGTGTCCATGTACAGCTTGAAGGTTGCGCCAGCTTGCTTGCGCTGAGTCACGTCTTCAATCAAGCGGCTAGCAATGGCGGTGTCGTCATCGGTGAAGTACACATCAGCCGAACCAGAACCATCGGCAAAGCCAGAGATAAAAGTACGGAACGGAGCGACTTGACCAAGCGTTCCCCCGATGCTGGTGGTGTCGATCTCTTCCCGAGTCACCTCAAAGGACCAAGAACGAACGTTTGCTACCGATTGGAAATCGGTAAACTTGATCGTGAAATCGCTGGTGCCGTCAGTGCCGTCGTCAGTGATTGACAGCTCAGTACCGCCAGCTGTAGCCGAAAAAGTAGCTACACCAGTAGAAGCGGTGTAAGTCTTGATGAAAACATCCGTGCTTGCACTAAGGCCAGCAGGCAGGGTGCCACCGCCAGCGGTGAACGAAACTTTGTCGTCTACCTTGAAGTTCAGGTAGGCTCCGACATTGATGCTGTTACTGGCGTTAGTAACGTCAGCAGCCTTAAAAGTACCGGAGGTGCCCGCAGGCTTGTAATAAAGGGCTCCGGACGTGCCCGAGAGAACGGTGGCCATAGGAAGAACCTATAAGGGGGTGTACGCGGGCACAGCCCGGCTTAGACATAGGATAGCTCAGCCCAAAAATTAAGAAATAACCTGAGCGGTAAATGCCGTGTCGATCCGAGAGATGAAATACGGTGTAAATGCAATGCGGGACTCTTGATCAGTTGAGCCGGTGCCGAAGCTTGGACCGTTAATCGCTCCGATACGGACGTAGATGCCGGAATCTGCTTTAGCCGTGTTGTTGAGCGTCTGAAGCGTTGTAAAGGCAGTGTTGATCAGGGTTTGATTGCGGGCGGGGCCTTTACCCTTCTCGCTATACGCTCGAACGACAATCGTTCCACGGATAAAATCGTGCTGTGTGGATAGGGCTGACTCGGTGGTTAAGCCAAACTGAAGATTGACGTGGATAAATTCTGTTTCTGCGTCGGAAACAGTGTTTAAGGTGTTATCGAAGTAAATCGGAACAGCAGGGCTCAAAGCACCGTAAGCCGTAGCAAGATCAGACTCGAATTCAGCACGAACGCCTTGGTAGTTCATCGCCTAAACCCCTTGAAACCGCGACTATAAGCACGTTTTACAGCCTCATCTGCCTTGCCACTACCGTGATAATTGCTAAACCAGTCGAGCGGCGCACTACTTGAGTTCTTTCCTCCTCCGCTTACTTCACCACGACGTGCGCCTTCAGGGCGAAAACCAAATTTCCTGAACTTACTTTTAGCTTCACGAGGCGGTATAGGACCTTCAGGCGTAAAAGGAGCAAGGTCTGTCGCCTGATCGGCGTAAGGAGCAGAGTTACCGATAGTGAATAGCCGACTGGATTCAGACTTACCGCCAATCAGTTTCTGCAAAAACGCTTTACCGACCTGCGCTCCAGACAGCTTTGGCGCTTGTACTGGGATTGCTTCTCCCTCTTGACCACCGCCGCCAGTTCTTTTGCCGTCCGGAGACTGAATAAACCAGGAGTTGCGGAATTTGCCGGTCCAGGCAGGGCTTTCTTCTTGGAGATCTTTGATTATTTCTTCGGATGCTCGCGCTGGGCCGTTAAATGCAAGGTTGACCGCAAGACTGTCTAGGTCTTGAAGTAGCTCATTAAGCTGATTCTTTGCCATTACTGCGGCCTCACAATCAGGTTGTGCAAAATGGCTGAATCGCCTCGGAAGCTTTCTACATCAATAATTCGGCCTTCTCGGGTCTGACCTGCTTCCGTATAGCGCAGGCGATCACGCACGTTTGGGTAATAATCGTTTAGCTCTGCATTCCCGATGATCACCTTCATATCGGTGGTTTGGGCTTCTCCGCGAAACTCTTTGGGGTCAAGTTTGCTGATCAAACCCTTGACCGTGACACTGGTTTCGGTGCCGCTGATCGTTCCAGTGGTTGCGTTGTAGGTCTCGGTGGTGGCTGCTTTGACATACGTCATGTCATAACCCCAGTCATTCAGAAGTGAAGCTGGTACGCCGCCAAAAACATCGTCGATGAGTGCCATATCAGCCCCTCACTACACGGACTTGATAGCTGCCGCTACCGCCTAAGCAGTAAGCACCTAAATAAGACTGCAGCCAGGGATAAACATCGAAGATGTTGTTGACCGTTCCAACGGCTTGGCTGTCGGTGTTGTACTGAACTTCGAGATCTCCGAGCTTGACCTTTTCGTAAAGACCTCCGGTGCCGGTGTTGCCGGTAACGGCATCTGTGTCATTAGCCAGTGCGTTGGCTAATTCATAAGTGGCGTATTTGATGTCGTTTGGAATCGCTGAGCAGGAAAGCTCAACGCGATCCACGTGATAATTGTTGCGAGGCCAGCTCAGTGCTTGATCCGCATCGCAACGATCACCATAAAAATTCAACGTATCGATCCAGCGCGTGGCTGAGATCAATGCACGGTTTTTCTTGTCGTCAGTCTTGTTGTCCCACTGTGTGCTGCTTGGGACGGTCTCAAAATACGTGTCGGCTTCGGCCAACGTCACGTAGCTGTTGGCTGTCGCACTCTTCAGTGTGGCGTTGATCGTGGCAGCCATAGCGCAAAAAGAAGGTGGCCCCACCTAATGGTAGGGCCTTTGCTCTGATCAAGAAAGATCAGATGGTGGTGGTGTCCAGAGGGCTGTTGACGGTGAGCTGAACCATGGGGATCAGGTCGATGTCGTAGGTAGCACTCCAGTTTCCGGCTGTTGCAAGAACAGCGTTGGTCGGGTTGTCTGCGGCATTGCCCCACGCAGTACCCATCACGTGATAGGCAGAGTGGTAGTCAACAGACAGCACGTCCTGCTTGGACAGCACGTTGCGGTCGGCTTCAATCCGAAGGTCCTGCTGCACACCCTCAAGGATGGTGCCGGACTTGATCAGATAGCAGTAGAACTCACGCTGGTGGCCAGAGGTGCCAGGAGCAACAGTGTTGACTGCAGCGTCAACAATGACGCGCATACCGGCAAACTCACCAACTTCGCGAGCGCCGATACCAACGCCGCCACCACCCCAGGTCACTGCGCCGGAAGCGGCAAGTGCGGAGGTAGAGAAGGTCAGCATTCCCACCTGATACAGGTAGAAAGCGACAGAAGGGTGAACAACAAGGGTGTCCAGCTCTTCGCCACGCTCACCCAGCTTGGACCGAGCTTCGGCAACGTTGGCTGCAGTCAGGAAGTTGGCTTCAGCGCCACCAGAGGCAGCAGCAACACCTTTATCCAGAGCGTTGGCAGACAGAGCAGTACCGAACAGACCAGCAAGCTGGGAGAACAGACGAGCGCTGTTCAGCTTGTTGATGGCGTCGGCCAGTTGGTTACGGATGTGAAGCATGGGATCTTCACCAGCAGCCAGCATTGCAACGTCATCTACGGCATACGCGAAACCGCGATGGCAGATGGTTGCGATCTGGGTTCCGGTGCCGACCTTTTGGGGGGTCAGATAACCGGCAGAGCTGGTGCCCCAAGTTGCAGTACCGTCCATGATCTCCTCAGTCGGAGACACGGGGTTGAACTCAGGAACTTGAATGCGAGTACCGCCATCCCGTGAATCGAGAAGAGCGTTACGAACAACAGCGCCAGACTTGATGAACAAGCTGCGCTCTTTAATGGCCTCAGACACATAGGTGCTGAGATTATTCCTTTTTACGATGTCCGCCAGAAGGACACCGCCGGAATAATTTTGAAATGGTGCGGCCATTTCTTATTCAGGGTTAAGGTTTGCGGGTTCTCAAGTCACGGACTTGAAGTGGTGTCCCACAGGGACTATTTACCTGCCTCTCTCTTGAGCACGGCTGCAAGATCGGGGTCGGTAGCTTCCAAGGTCATTTGCCTTGTTAAGTTAATACTACCTTCTGCCCAAGGATTAGCGACACTCCCAGTGCCGGAAACACCCGTAACAGGTTTAGCGCCCATCCCGGCTTGAGTGCTTGGTTTGAAATGATGCTCAAAACCAGAGCCAGGGTTTTTCAGCTTGGCAAGGTAAACATTGAGGTCTTCCTCAACGCCACCATTCAGCACTTTGACGCTGCCATCTTCTGCTTTTTTCAAGTTGCCTTGAACAAGCTGGAGCATCTGTGCCGCGTTGATCGCACCAGACTGACTAATGGCTGACAACGCAGACGCTTTCATCGCCGCAGTTTCGTTAGAAGTGCGAAGATCGGCCAGCTTCTGCTCTAGTTCAGCGATTTGCTGGTCTTTGATCTGAGCAGTTTTGTTGGCTTCTTCCCAAAGGTCTTTCCACTGGCCTTGATCTTCCAGTGTTTTGCGGCGCTGCTCGTCTTGTTTTTTGTAAACGTCGTCGAGCTTGCCTTTGATGCCTTGGAATTTTTCCTCAGCTTCAGTTGCACGCTGTTGGAGCGCTTGGATTTGCTGCTCGTAAGCAGAAACATCAACGGTTGGAGTCGGAGCAGTCTCAGCCACGGGCTGTTCAGGCGACACCACGGGTGTCTCCTGGATGACTTGTTCTTCCATTATTGGAAACTGATTTACTCTGCTACTTTACCGGCCTTTGCTTTTTTGGCGGCAGGCTTCTTTTCTGCGGGCTTTTCTTCTTTTTTGGGAGGATTGATTTCCTCAAAACGAAGTCCCATGGGAACGAAAGCTATTACTCCTCTACTGTACCGCTCTCTTGAGGCTCTGCTGCAGTAGGCAAAATCTCGCCCTGCACCAGCATGTCGCGGAACTCTTCGCGGCTAATGATCTGATCTTCAAACAGCTGACCCATCGCTGCAATGTCCTGACCAATCAGTCGTTGCAGGTCAAAGTCGCGGCTGATCTTTACCTCAGGCGGCTCAATGCCCAGATAGTTTGCCGCCAAGTCATAAGACTTTTGCAAGCCTGACTCCAGATCCATCGACACCATCGACAACATCGAGTTGGTGTCAATCCGATCCAAACGACGGGCGTCAGCGGACTCAGCAACAAACTTTTGCTGGCTCAGCGTGCTGATGCCGAGTGTCGCCATCTGTTGCTGCAACTCCTTGATTTCCGATGTCTGCGCTTCAAACGCGCTTGATGCAGGCTCCACGTAATAGACCTTGTTACCCGGCTGGGTCGCCATCGCGTA